TACTATGTTCTACCAATTCATCTACAATTTGATAGGATGGTAGTGAGTTTGAGGCAATATATCCATCAGTATCACCATCAATGTAAACATTTAGAGTATCTGAAATATATTTTTCATTTCCATCAATGATAGGAGCATTTAAACTTTTTGCTTTTTTAATTTTTCTCCTAATATCATATGTTAAAGATGAAATAGCAGAAAATCCAGATATATTGTTTAGTATAATTTGTTTGGAGGAAAAATTAATCGAATTTATAACAGCATTGGGAGAGACAATAGTATTATTGTTTCTTAATACAATATCAACAATATCTCCAACTTTTAAACTTGCTTTATCAATCTCACTCAATAGCGTAAAAGTTGATCCAGAAATAGAAGATACTTGATACCTTGTGCTTGTATTGTAAATCCACGAATTTGCAAATACTTGTTTGTAAGTTTTACTGCTTGGATTTGATATTACTTCACCAAGATTTTTAACGCTTAAATCTTCTCCATCTTGTATGTCATTAATATTGTCTATTTCAATTAAATCTGATAGAGTTCCCGTAATACGTAATTCAACTTTTTTAGTTTGATCTCCATTTTCATAACCAAAAATTAATTCATCAGATCTAATATCACTTGTTATTGGAATTTGTTCGGAAACTCCAGTGCATTTGAAAAATTGATTAATTGATTTTGAATCATAATTAATTTTATTATTTCCGGATATTATTGTTCCAGTTTGTCCAAATCCAATTGTTGAATCTACAGAAATAATTGACGATCCAACTGAGACTGTTTCTAATACTTTTGTTTTTCCTGGGATAGTAAAAATACCCTCAATTAAGTCCCTATCATCATATCCAACAAATAGTTCTAATCTGTAATATGCTAAATTATTTCGTGTAAAAATTTCAACATTGGAAACAGAAGCATTTGTTGATAGATTTGTAGATTTAAATATTGTCTGCCCTTCCAATTTGTATGGATCACCAGAAATTCTTTGTGCCACTATAACTTCGCGGCGAATATAATTTGCAGATGATGGTTTGATTAATCTACTCTCTAGATCTATGACCTCTGCATCAACACCATAAAGAACTTTAAAGAGAATTTTTACAGATTCTTCTATTCCTTTTGATTGGTAAAAATTTCTAGCATGTTTAATAAAATTTCCTACATTTAAATCAGAAGTAAAGTTATAATTTTCTAATCCAGGTGTGAATGTATATTTGAGTTTTTTATAAAATTCTTGTAGAAATAATACACTTAAATTTTGAACAGTTGTATTTCTTGTATGAGATTGTTTTGCTGATGATGAAAAAGTGAGAGACTGTTTGTTTATATTTTCAATAAATGTTGAAACTCCAACTGTATATCCGGTGATTCCACTAAACCCTCTAACGCACCCAGTGAACGTATTTGTTGTTATACCAGTATATGTAATAATTTCATCATTAATTTTTAATAAACCATATTCTGACGGAAATCCCTTAGTTGAAGTGACAGTGACAATACCAGCAGAAGATGATATATCCGATGTTAATGTTGTTTTTCCAACAACAACCTCAGGGACTAAATTATCTAATTTTAAATATTGATCTAAATTTTCTACAATATCAGTTGTGCCTCCCTGAAATTCTTGGGAGATATAATATTGTTTAAAAAATTCGGTTGCTTTTGTAAAATCTGAAACTACAAATTCTGGAAGTTGACTTTCAATAATTTTATTGATTTGCACTCTCTTCTCAAAATTCGACATATTTTATTTCCTCTCGATTTCTCCGTTAGAATAACTGGAAGTGTAGAAGTCTCTAATAAAACTAACTCCTGAGATATCTTCTCCAGAAGTAATAACATCCTTAACCATATTTATCTTACTCTTTGAAATATCAAAACTCAAATATAAATCCTTCAACCCAACAACATCATTTGATTCTGGAAATGCTTGAATTTCAATAATATTATTTGGTGCTACTGTTGATGTAATATTTAAAGTATTAACTATGACTTCTCCTTCTTTATAATCTACCACTCCTGCAGATTTTATAACAACCGTTTTATTACCAGTGTTTGACATTTTAATAACCGCTAAATCTCCTTTTTGACTGCCATCCAATTTTAATATTAATTTACCACTGGGTCCGATTTCAGCTGTTGTATTTGGAACGTCTGTAAAATATACGATATCATCGGATCCAGCAATCTTAAATCCTGTGCTTTTGATATTAAATCCCTCGGGATTAATGTGAAAACGATTTCCAAAGCATAATTCATATTGAGCAAACTGATTTATGAGAACTTTCATATCTCTTCTAATTTTTACTTTAGAAATATTAGAAGTAATAGAACTATTAACTCTATCAATGAGCTGTACAACTTTACTATACTTAAATCGACCTCCAAATTTATTAACCTCTAAACCAGAGGCATACTGAGTAAGAGATGATATAACCGATGATTTTAAAGTATTAACATCGGAGACTTGACTGCTGTTATAATAAACAGAAGAATCAATCTCAACATAAAGAATTTTAAGATCAATTATTTTTTGATTAATTCCTGCAATTGAATATTGTTTTAATTTAGATAAAATATTTTGCTTATCAAAGTCACTTACAAATGTGCCATTTTTTGGTTTAATACTAATTTGAACGGTGCCAAATTTTGGAGGAGTTAATTCTTCTCCACCAACAACGGAAACAGATTCTGTATTTGGATATATTGATTGAATAATGGCTTCATAATCTCTTGATGTAACTGCTCTATATTGTGCCGAATATAGTCTAGGAGCAAAATATTTAATTGATGATAATGATTCTATTTCACCACCATTTGAAGCTTTTTGTATGGTATTAACAGTGACGGTTCCTAATGGAATAACTCTTTTAGGCGGGGTTGAAGAATCGACAAAATTTCCTTGAAAATCAAATGATGTTGCACCATTTCCAGTCTGCCCATCAGTTATAATATATTTGACTGTTACGACAGAATTATTTTCAAGTTTTTTACCAAAAAATCCATCACCAAAAAGAATTTCATATCTTTCATCCTGAACTTCTTGAATTAAATAAATTTCAGAAGTTTTACTTAATTTTAAAATATTGTCAACTTTTAAATATTCTCTCCCCAACCCAGTATCATTTATTCCTTTGACATATACAACCATTGTAGATGTATCAATATTTGGATTATCGAGTATAAATCTCTGATCTTGCGAAGTGTTGACTACAAACTCCTTACTTAATAAACTTCCTTGATATACGTTGATTGGTGTAACTGAAGATCCAAATGTTGCAATTCCTCCACTCACTGCTGCTGTAACATCTTCAGAAAGTGAAAATCTATATGATGTGTTGTCAAACGATCCTACGCACACTAGACCCGCCTGTAAGGTGAGAAAGGCGCTAGTGGTGTCTGTTGGTACATTGATAGTAATTGCTGCCTTGGCGGCGGTTTTAGAGCGGGGTACGTATCCAATCGTTCTTGCCAAGGAAACAACATTTTCTCGAATTGTTGCAGAATCCAAAAAGGATTCGTTGACAATCATGTTTGAGTTAAATGCTGTAATATAGGTATTATATGCGAGCGTGTCAATTAAGACAGAAAAATTAGATCCCTCAAAATCAAAATCCGTAAAATTGGAATTGGCACGAAGATAATCTTTGATTTGAGTTTTGATCTGATCAAAATCTAAATTAGTAAACTGTGTAAAAGGCATTTTATCTTGTTGCCTCTAGTAGAAATGAAAATTGTTGTGTTGGAAAATCTTCTCCAATAATATCAAAAGTAACCGTCACTTCAAATTCATTATCATCTGGTCTTGGTTCAACTTCAACGTTTACATTATCAACTCTGACCTCATAGTTGGTGATTGTAGTTTTAATTTGATCTTCAATTACCGATGCAGTACCATAATCAACAAATTCAAAGAGACTTCTACGAACATCAGATCCCAAAAGAGGATTAAAAAATCGCTCTGTCGGGATCGTTTCAACTAAATTTCTAACTGCTCTAGAAATCGCTCTTTCATTCACCAAAATGGGTAGATCTTTTGTAACTGGATGTGGTTCAAAAGATAAACT